TGAGGGCAGGCATCTGTCCCTCAATCTTGGTCAGACGCTCAGAGAAGGATGCCACTTGACCTAGAAGCCAAGCAAGCGCAGCCACCACGATAGGGATGACTGCCTTGAGTACGTCTGACCACGCCATGACTACTCCCTTGACGCCGTTACGGTGTCGTCGCCCTTGCTGACCGTGACCTTGTCGCCCTGAACAGTCACCTTCATGGGCTGCTCAGGCTTGTCCAGGCGGTCCAACTTGTCGATCAGGTGCTTGATCACCTCAAACTCGGGCTTCTCCTGCTTCGGATTGGCTCCGGCGATGCCGTTGAGCATGGAGATCAAGGCTGTGAGGGCAGCGCCCAGGAGACCCATCACCGCGGCGATCTTCTCGTTCTCAAGGACGATAGAAGCACCGACCCCGATCACCACGATGGCCGTGATATAGGCAAGACCATGCTTGCCGATGGCCTTCCCGGCAACTTCCTTGGCTGTACTCTCGGCCTCAAGGCGGTTAAGTTCCGCCTTGGCCTGAGCCTTGAAGATGGCCAGTTCCTGGGCGTCCATCATGCGCTCTTGTGAAAGAAGTGGGAAACATATCCCACAACTGTAGAGACCGCGGAGACGAACACCATCCCGGCCCAGAAGCCGCCCTTGCCTTGATTGGCGAGGCCGACCAACTGATCCAGTTGGTGTTCCATCTTGTCCATCTTCTTGCTCATGTCATCGAAGCGACGCTCGTAGTCCTGGACTTTCTGCCACAGGACTCCATAGCGGACTGGATCGATCTCCGCGCTCATGATCAGTCGAAACCTCTCAAAGTCTTAGCCAAGGTCTTGCGCTTCTTCATCAAGGGAGAGTCAGACTCCTTCACAGACAACTTCTTGGCCGGGATCTTCTTCCCTTCCTTGACGCCCAAAGCCTCTCGCAAGGCCCCAGGCTTAGATATCGCCTTCTGGATCCACTTCTCAGCCATTTTCCTGCTCCTTGGGTGGTTGCGGGGGCTTGGCGGCCTCTTTCAGGCCGTCAATGAGTTGGAAGACCTCTTGGTAAGGCTTGGTGGCCAAGTAACCAATGATCTGGTTAGCAAGTTCAATAGGTACTCGAAGTTCCATGCTCACTCCGGCTGAGTGGGCCACTGAACGTCCCAAGGAAACCCGGCTTGTGCGGTGATGTCGCGCAAGGCTTGGCGATAAGTCGACCACGCCTGCTGCTGTTCAACGGTCATCGAATTCCATCGATCAGGCAATACATTGATGTCTGAAGCAATAAGCAACTGATCGCGTTGCGCCCTTACTTTTGCTGCTTCACCTTCAGTATCAGGAGGAGGTGGTAGTGGTGTGTTGCCATCAAACACCCATCCAATGTCAACACCGGAAGAGCATTCAACCCAACCTTGAGACTGTGCATATTCAGGATCGGCAACCGCAATGTTTGCCACCTTGCCATCTTTGATGATTGCGTATCTCATGTTTTTCCCTTACCAAGTATAGACACGGCAGTATCCATTACCACCATTACCGCCTGCGCCGCTGTCGTTCGCGCCTGAGTAACCGCCTCCGCCACCACCCGCAGCAACTCCTCCTGCGCCTCCTGCGCCTCCGACGGTTACGCTATCTGCTGCGCCACCGCCGCCTCCGAATCTAAATGTAGAGCCTGCTGATCCTGGGCCTCCAACGCTACCGCCGCTTCCGCCGCCGCCGCTTGCTCCTGTAATCGAACCTCCCGCTCCTCCTGCGCCGCTACTAGAGCCACCGCCTCCACCGCCACCCGCTCCGCCTTGATACGAGCAGCCTCCTTCTTGTCCGGCCCCGCTTGTTGGAGAGCCTCCGCCACCTCCACCACCAAATCCAGAAGAGGCACCAGCAAAATTCGGTGATACGGTATTTACGCCGCCGAATTGGCCGGTTTGATATCCTGATGATGCATAGTTTCGGGGGTCTCCTGAAGAATTTAGAACACCGCCGCCTCTGGAACCGGCTCTAACGGCTGTAGCGCCTCCCTCACCTTGATCGCCCCCATAGGCATACAGTTTTGTTCCAAAATTACTCGCGCCCCCGGATGTACCATTATTCCCATTTGCGCTTAAAACTCCCGTTCCTCCAGTTCCGCCTGCTCCAATCGTGATGCTTTCAGTTGCGCTTAGATCAGATGCTTTGAACAAACGATAAGCATACGCACCGCCAGCACCGGCAGAACCACCAGAACGAGTTCCTCCGCTACCACCACTGCCGCCACCGCCACCTGCACCCCACACCTCAACCAACACAAAGGTAGCGCCGGAAGGTTTTGTCCAAGTGCCAGAAGAAGTAAACTCTTGGAAATTAGCACTTCCGCCAGATGCGGCAATGGTGATAGAACCAGAGCCGTTGGTAATAGTTACCCCAGAGCCTGCTGTCAGCGTTGCTTTGGTAAGCGTATTGCCCGTGCTGTTGCCAATCAACAGTTGTCCGTCCGTATAGGTGGTTTGTCCAGTACCACCATTAGCGACCGGAAGCGTGCCGGTGACGCCTGTAGACAGGCTGACGTTGGTGATCGTGTTGCTCGCCCCGCTGATGGTTTTGTTAGACAGCGTGTTGGTGCTACTGGCCGTCAGGACGTTGGTGGGCGTGATGATGTTGGAAAGGTTTGCCATGTCTTACTCCGGCTGAGTGGGCCACTGCACTGTCCAGGGGAACCCGGCTTGCGAGGTGATGTCCCGCAGTGCCTGACGGTACGCTGCCATATCAAAGTTCTGAGGCGTATTTGACTCCAAAGCCTTGATGACCGTCCAGTCCGTGTCCTTGAGTTTTTGGCTGCGCTGCTCGCGCACAGCCTTGGCTTGCTCGGCGTCCTTCTGAGCCTTGTAGGCGGCTTCCTGCTCGGCAGCGGTGGCTTCGGCTGTGTCCGTGAAGATCGGGCCAAGAACGTGCTTGGTGAACCACTTACCGTCAATCTGCTCCACGCCTTGACGCATGGAGAACTGATAGACCGTACCTCCGGTCGCTTGTGGGCCTTCAAAGACCACATCAGCGCCAAGCGCCTCTAGCACCTCGTCCGTGGTGCGATCCCATGACGGGCCACCGTTGTCCCGCGCCCAACGCCGGAGTTCATCCTCCAACATCACTTGGCCAGTGGCCCTGATTCTGATTTCCATGATTGCTCCTTATGCGATGGCGAGGTGGTTTCCGTAACTAAAACCAAACTTGTTGTGCCGCGCTCGCCATTCAACAGTTGGCTTCTTCATTCCTAGTGCTGCCGCCGCAGCCTTGGCGGTTGGGAAGAACCCTTGCGGGGTCGTCACTCCAATCGCGTTGTAGTGGTTTGCGCCACCAATAGCAGCACTCATTTTCGCCTTGACTTCAGGCCGGTGCATAGGGTTGCGGTCGCCAACTGCCCAAGGTTTCGGCTTGCCAATAAGTGCCTCAGACTTCTTGAGGCGCGTTACAAGGCTATCCACTTTCCCGACATTTCCATCGCGCACGTTGTCCTCGTTAGTGCCGCAGAACACGTTGTCAATGCTGTACGGGCCGATGTCGCCATGACGCCTCATGCAGTATTTGCCGCGACCACGACCACGCTGCTCCCACTTGCCAGTGGCTATCCACCAGTCGCGCCACTGCTCAAAGGTAAACAGAAACTCCACGCCTCGCGTCTTGGCGTTGCTCTTGTGTTGCGTATACGCCTTGAGATAAAGGTTTGTGTGTGCCATGTTTACGAAATTGCAAGGAACACGAAGGTCCCGCCGTTTGCGTTCAACCCCGCCGGTGCTGCTGCGGTGACTTGGAACCCCACACTGGTGGTGTCAACGTAGTTGGTGCTCGTGACTTCCGCATCCGTGGTGTTTAACAGTAAATATGGATCGTTGCCGCTGCTCAGGCCCCGAGCAGAGTCGTACACAAACCAACCCCCAATACCGTCAGTACGCTTAATCAAAACAAACCGAGCGCCACCCGTGAAACCGCAGTTGATGGTCTGCAACGCGCCTGTGCCGGTGTATGTTCCGACCTTGCTGACGCCCGGGCAGGAGGCAAAGAGGTAGGCAACGTAGGTTGCTGTGTTGGAATTTGACTCTGTGTTAGTGCCTAGCGAAAACACAGAGGCAGTTGGGGCTGTGTTGTTCCAAAGTGTTGTATCAGCAGCAGATGCGCCGTTTGAGTCAACTCTTAGTCTATTGCCTGCTCCAGTAGCCGCCGAATAAACCGGCCAATTCTGAGCAATAGATCGAGACTTCACAATCATCAACTCCGGCACAACGCCTAAGTTATGACTCACAGTGCGGTTAGCACCCGTCCCCGTATAGCAAACCACATCAAAGAAGCCGGGGGCGCGTTGGAACGCCCACCATATTGCTGATGTTGTCCAACCTCTATCGTTGTAAAGATAGTTTGCATCAATAATTGATGTGTTACTTTGAAATGACAACCCGGTAATTGTCCCGCCCGTTTGTGCTGCGGATGTTGTTTGTGTAGATAAAGAATTCCAATATGTAGTAGTACCACCTCTTAATCTATCAAGCACTGTATTGTTATAACCCGAGGAACCCCGCAACTGAGCAATTCCGAGGTCGACGGGGAATCCCGTTGTGACAGTATTATTTCCCGATACCGGAGTTTCAAGCACAGGCGTAAACACACTCGTCCCCGTCGTCGGAGTTTTCATCGGGCCGCGACGGATGGCGATGTAGATGAAACTATTACTAGGCGCTTCTTGAACTGAGAATCCTGTAGACGTTGGCCCGGCTATAGTGCGTGAAACCTCTGCGCCAGCGGTGTTGGGGTAAACTACTGCATCAGTTCTATCTGTAGTGAATCCGCGCATGGAATCCATAAGAAACCACTGATCTGCGCCGCCTGAATTTTTTATCAGTACCCACTGCGGCTCATACCCCAATGTAACCGTGGCGATACCGCTTCCGTCAGTCGTAAACGACCCACAAGTAATGACATT